GACGCCAGAAGGTTCGCAGAGGACGTCTGCGCGTTGTCGATCGGCTGCTTAATCTTGTGGGCCGCATCGGCAATCGCTTGCATTCCTGGCGGAATGTCCTTGCCGAGCCGGGTTAACTTCTGGATGGCTTCGTCTGCCTGCGCGCCGAGCTTCCGCAGTTCCTTGTCAGTCAAGGACGCGATGCCGCCCTCGAGCCGCGCGACTGCCTCGGTCGCGAGCGTGGCCTGCTTGACAATCGTCTGACCGCTGAACTCCGCGATCATACGGTTGAGGCTGCTTGTCACCTTGGCCGCGCCCGTGTCCATATCCTTCAGGCCCGCTTCGGCCTTTTGGACAGCGGTATAGAAGGATGAGAAGTCGGCTTGGAACTTTGCAGTGATAGCCATTAGATTCGCTTTGCGATCACCTCGTCCAACAACACGGCATATTCATCTGGCGTGAGACTCCGCACCTCACCGAGCGTCCATCGCATGTGGCGACAGAGCTCTAGGTCTTGCTGTAGGTGCTCGCGCCAGTTCGGGCGTTTTTTCTTTCGGCCGCCGCCTTCTCGCTCGCCTCGTGGTGCGCCTCGCACGCTTCGCGAATCTCGGAGAACGTGTCCTGGTCCAGCATCAGGAGCGCGCTTTTCGAGAACGCCAGCGGCTGATCCTTCATGTCCACGAACGACCAGCCCACGACATACGCGAGCACCACCGTGATCCCGAACGTCGACAGGTCCACGCGCGGCTTCTCGCCGGCATAGTGCTCGCTGAAGTTCGCTGCCAGCATCTCGCGGTACTCGCCCGCGTTCAGCTCCGCCTTCAGATCCAGAAACTCCCCATCCCGCAACGTCACGCGCGTGACCTGCGGGGCCACAATCGGACATCTCGCCATTGGCGGAACCTACTCCTGCGGGCCGAGCACTGCCGTCAGCGTCGTGCCCGCGATCTGCAGCGATTGCACCGGCCAGCGCCACGGTTCGCGCTCTGGCCGCCGGCAGATAAACGTGAGCGGTGACTGCGACACCGCGCACGTATCGTGACACACGACATCTGCCGTGAGCTGGACGGTCTGCCCGCCGTCCGTGGTCGTCATCGTCCACGGTCCCAAGACCGCAGCCCCGCGGTACCCCCAGGCAATCTCCCCAGAGGGACCGCGAAGCGTCATCAACCCCATTCAGTCCTCACTAGATGGCAACACTGCCCCATGAACCGTTGGCCGCGAAGTTCATGCTGACCGTGACCGCGCCAGATACCGACACGTCCATCGACGCATCGAGCCACGCGGGGCCGTAGTGGTACGAGCCCGTCTTGTCCGACGACGGATACAGGTAGAGCTTGCACCCGTCAGACGAAGACGCCGCCGCGAAGGGCTTGGTTTCCAGGTCGTTCCAGAAGCCGGAGAGCGTGCCCTGCACGTCCGCCAGGCCCTGCACGTACGTCTTATTGGCGTCCCCGAAGGACGTGGTTTCGATCTTGTCGGTGGCCTTGTTGAGCGTCCACTGATTCAGGTTCAGGACGGACGTCGCCGCACCCGATCCCGTCGAGGACATGTAGACCACGCCTTTACGCGCTGCATACACTGCCATGCTTGACTCCTGCCGCTAGGCTGCGGCTACATGTAACAGCCGCGAGAGATCCGCCAGCACCGTTGCCGCGCGCTGCTCCCACGAACACTCGGCCACACAGGCCGGTAACTGCGCAGACACACGCGCCCGCCCCTCTGGATCGTTCAGCCAGAGCCGGATCAACGCCGCCGCCTCGGTCGGTGTCGAAAATGTCGGCACAAGATCGCCAAACACTTCCGAAACTTCCGCCCGGTATGCCGAAAGGTGAAACACGCCGCACGCCGCGAGTTCATAGGCGCGAGGACTCAAGGACTCGGCCCCGTAGACGTGCTGCCGCGTCTGTCCCCAGCCCATCTTGGTGCGGTAGAGATTCAGGCCGATCTTCGCGCGCCGATACAGAGACGCCGCCATCGCGTTGTCAATGTTCTCGGCCCTTACGCACTTCTTCAGCTTCTTGTTTAGCCCGAGGCCCTTCCACGAGCCATACAGCCCGAGGTCGATCCCGGTCCAGTCAATGCTGTTGAACCAGTCCACGCGCTCCGTAAACCCTGACCCGACAAACACGACATCGTGGCGTGGCAGATCGCCTGGCAGTTCTCGAGCCGCCACGAAATGCTTGCCAGGATGCCAGCCGTGTGGCAGGTACCCGCTCTGCGGATTCACTGCGCGAAACTTGGCGAGGGATGACCGCTCGTTCGTCCAGCAGCCGTCGACGGTGGCCGCCATGCCCAGCTCTTTGTCCTCGTCGTACGGTGTCTCGGTGAACAGCACAACCACCTTGACGCCGGCCCGCTTCAGCATGGCGATCGTGTCGGGATGCTGGAGCATCCCCGAAACAATCAGCACCACGTCCACCTGTAACCGCAGCGCCATCTCGAGCACACCGACGCCCGCGTGATACAAGATGTCGGCAATGTGCGGCTTGGGGAGATCCGGCTGCGTCTTCTTCTTCGTGCGCCACAGCCAATGGAGCGCCCCGCCAGATGCCTCGATGCGCGTGTCCAGCCGATACGGTTCCACCCACGCGTCATGCTGTCTTAGGCCATACAGCAGCCCTTCGTAGACATCGGCCGTCGACCACGACGCCCCAGGGTGAACCAGTAGAATGCGCAGCGGGCGGGTCATACGAACGCCTCGTGCGCACGCGGCTGCGACAGTGCGTGCAATGTCTCGTTGACTGGATGCAGCCGGCACATCACGCGGCACCCGTCATCGACGGTGTAGTGGCCGGGATGCCGCGCCCAGATGGCCCCGAACGATTCGGTTCGCAGATCCCCCAGACACGATCCGGCCACACCTCGGCGCTGCGGGCAGAGCCACACGCGCCCATCCGGTGTAATCGTGGTGTTCAGCCGTGGGCCTCGGCAGGCTGTGTACCCGTGGCCATGCCAGTCGGCATACTGCTGGAACCGCGCCGGATCAATCTCCACGTCCGACTCACGCGCCAGCGCCTCGAGCATCGGCCGCGCCGCTGGTATCCACGAACGATCCCCCGTAGCGCGTGACGGTGCGTCAGCCGAGAACTCAATGGCCGGCCGGAAGGTGGCATAGGTCGCGCCGAGGCCACGCGATAGCGCCAGCATGTCCTCGGCCTTCGTCCAATTCTTGCTGTGGAGCAGAAAGGACACGCCGATCGCCGCCGCTCCACCCGTCAGCCGCACGATGCCGCTGCACGCTGCCCCGAAACGATTGGCCAGCACGCTCTTCTCGCGGGCGTAGTCGTCAGCATTCGCTGCGTCGAGGGACACGACCACCCACGCCGCCGCTTCCCGAAGTACCTTCGCTTCCAGTTCGGCTAGATGGCCGCCGAGCGTATACATGCCCTGCTCGAGCCCAACCATGCGAGCCAACTGCACCGCCGTCCGCCACTCCGGATGCAGCGTGGGCTCACCGCCACCACTCCACACGATGCCGCGGACACCGGACTCCGCCATCTCGGCCAGCGTGCGCTTGACCAGTTCCATGTCAGCCAGGTCGCCCGTGCCGTCAAACGCCATCGGTAGCGCGCGAGACTTCTGCACCCACGGCCCGCGCGTATGCGTATGCGCGAAGTGGCACGACTGGCACCCAAGGCTGCAACGGTTGGACAAATCCCACTCGACCGTCACAGGCGCAGGCGTCTCGCCGCGATCCCAGCCAGCCAGCCGGTCTATGTGGCGCAACGTCTTGGCGCGTGGATCGATAAACGTCACGCCGCACCGCCGCCAGGAATGTCTGCCCCGCAGTCCATTGCCGTGGGCAGTTCGTCTGCGACCCCGCGCGAGACATCCCCCACCGAGAACAGCAGCGGACACCAGACCGCCGGGATCCCGCCTTTGTGCAGCGCCTCGAGGAAATCGAAATCCCCCTCGTACCGACCCTTCGCGCTGTACGCCCAGGCGTATTGCTGCCAGATGTCCCGCCGCACAATCGCGCAGTTCAGGTCAATCTCGCACTCGACCGGAGGCCACACGCGGCCAATGGGATAGGTGGCAGCGCCTTTCCTGGTCGCGACCAGAATCAGCGGCGGCATCCCCTGCTCGGCCGCGAACGCCTTGACCCGCGCCACCACATCAGAGCTGGCTAACAAGTCGTCATCGCAGAGGAACGTCACATAGTCCCCGTGCAGCGCTGGCGCATACGCCGGAACGGCCGCATACATGCCCGGCACACCGACCCCAACGTGGTCCACCGCCACGAACTGCTCGATCTCCGCCACCGCCGTCTGCCGCTGGACAGATGCCAGACACCGCGCCAGCCGCTGCGGCCGTCGAAACGTCGGTGTGTAGATGGACAGGAACGGCATCACTGCACCTGAAACCCAGCACGCCGCACGAGGTTCTTCAGGGCCTCGATCATGATTTTTCGGCGCCGCACCACGATCGGGATCATCCGCTGTGACTCGTCAGCCGCCGGCATCGTGCCGCGGTTGGCGCCGTTCGCCGTTCGCCGCGCCCGCGTCCCGCGCTCGAAGATGTGGCTATGCGGTGCCCGACTCCGCACGCGCATGGACACGCCGAACCGCCCCGCGTGCTCCTGCTCCACCTTCACGCCTCGACGCAACCGCCCGGTCGGCCCCTGCGGATAGCCCTGCTCCGTGCGCCGGCCCGCTTCCTGCGCGTTGGACTCGACAATCGCGCCACCTTCGCCGGTCAATTCCTCTGGCAATGCCCGCAACGCCGCGCGAAACTCCGCCAGCCCCAGATCGAGCTTGGTGCTCACGCGGTCGTTTCCTCGCAATACAGCGTCATCTCGCGGTTGGCCTCGTCCACGTTCTGGACACCCTTGACAAACAACTCGCGCGTGCCGTAGGTGATCCGCGTGTCCACCGTGATCCCGCTGTGATACCGACCAGTCACCCGGAACGCCGTCGACCGCGTGTCATCCGTCAAGCCAGGCTCCAGCGGAGACATCGAGCACCACCAGCCTTCAGGACTCAGCGGCTCAAAATATCCATCGGTGTCGCCGGACGTTTCTGGAGAACGGGAAAGCGTCACGTATTTCGTATGGCGTCCCGGTCGCATCAGCAGAATCTCGGAGGCGTCCAGGTGATCCGATCCGACCAGCAGCGCTCCGCCGCGATCCGCGCCGCATTCGCGCCCGCTTCCATCCCGTCCCGGTCCAGATCGAGATAGGTGACGTACATCAACAGGCCCTGCTTGATCAGTTGGGGAATATCCGCAACGTCATCCCAGCCCGCAACATAGGTAATCGTCACGCGCCCATGTAGCCGCGAGGACTGCACAGACGGCCAGGTCTGATTCGGCTTCAACACCACACGCCCCGGCCGGCTCGCGGTGTCCACGTCATAGACCGTGGTCGCCAGCGTCTGCTGCGTGCCGTCCGTGTCGTAGTACTGGATCACCACCGCCGTCGACGGGTCAGCCTGGCTATCGTTCTGCAGCGGAGACGCCATCGGCAGCGGGATCACATTGGCGAAGTCCTCGAGGACGAGCCGCCACGTCGACGTGAACAGCGCCCGCCCCATGTAGTCCTCGCACGCCTGCCGAGCCGCGACGATATAGCCGTCAATCAGCCCATCGCTGGCGTCATCCGTGATCCGGGCCTGCGCCTTCGCGTCCGCGATGTCGATCGGCTCCTGCGCCGGATCAACCGTCCGCGTCCAGTTGCAGGCGATGTCAGGCCACACGACGGCGCCTCCGGGTCTTTGACCGCGTTGGCTCTGGTCTTTCAGCAGGAGCCTCCACGGCGCGCTCTTCGGAATCTTCTGGAATCGCGACCGCGCGGATCCCATCGACAAACGACAGAAAAAGTTCTGACGGAGCAGCCACACGTATGGTCTGCCCCGCCAGAAAGGGAAACTCCGGATTCCCAGACGGAACCGTCTGGAGAAATCGGATGGTCAACTAAGCCGTGCCTTCTGCCGGGGACGCAAATTCCTCGGCCGCGTTGACGCCGGTGCCGTGCGTCACGGGACGCCGCCGCGCGCCCGTCTGAACGTAGACGGCCGATCCCACCGTGGCCGCCTGTGTCGCGCGATCCACGTAGAGCCGGATATACCGCTTGGCCGGACGATGACAGCTCAGGAGAAATACCTCGTTGTCGTCGCCGTCGCCCACCGTCTGACTCGTGCCTGTCAGATCCGTCCAGTCGTCAGGACTGCCGGCCGAATCGGCCGAACCCTGCAGCTTGACGGTCGTCACGGCGCCGGCCGTGATCGGACCCATTGCCACGATGCAGGTCATGTCGCTGTAGCCCGCCGTGTCCAGCGATACGCCCTCGATGTCTGTCGTGCCCGTTGCGCCATTCGCCGTCGATATCGCGATGGTGACGGCCCCCACTTCGCTCAGATGTGCCACTGCTGTTCTCCTGTATGTTGAATGGATGAAACAGGGGGACACGGTGCCCCCCTGCGTCAGTCAGTGGTTTACGTGTGGTCGGCCCACTTGACGGGATCGGTACCCGCGTCAAGCAGGTCGCCGTCGTGCCGAGAGAACGCCAGGAACGCAACCTGGTGGTATTCCGCGAACCGCTCGTCCAGCCGCTGAATCACGACGTCGCGCACGTCGCGAATCATGTACTTCGAGAGATCCCCGAAGATGATCGACTTGGCGCCTGACGCCGGAACCGCCACCGCCTGGTTGATCGAGTAGGGGAAGCCCAGGATGGTGTCCGGCGAGCCGAGCTGCATCGACGGCTGCCAGAGCGGCGTGCCCGTAACGTCGCCCGAGTACTGCAACACCTTGATCTTCTTGATGTTCTTGAGGCAGGTGTCCGACAGCATGAAGCGCGCCCGGCCGTTCTCGCGATACGCCGGATCCACCGAATGCACAAGATCCAGGATCTCGTCATAGGTGAACAGGGTTGCCGACGCCGCCGTGACCGTCGAGTCACCCGCCGCCGCAACCACGCCGCGGGGCGTGCCCGATCCGGTGCCCGTGGTGAAGTGCGAGTTGGTGATACGCGCGATGCGCTCGCCCATGAGCCGGCCCAGCAGCTCGCCCACGTTGAACGCGGAATCCTGCAGGAGCTGCTGGCTCACCAGGATGTACTTCGAGCTGTAGAGGAACGACTGGAGGACGGTCTGCGCGAACGTCACGCCGCCCTCGTTGGCGACGTTGTTCTCGGTGATGATCTCGCCCGTGGTGCCCGTGTCATTCACGGTCGGAATCGGGAGATCCGCGCCCGTCTCCGTGCGGATGACGGTCGCAACCGACCGCATTCCACCGAAGGCCAGCATGGACACCTCGAGCGCCCGCATGGCTTCGTTCGGAACGAGGTACTGACCGACCGCGCCGGACGTGGTGCCCTGCGCCGTGCGGCGCTCCCACTCCTGCACGTCGTCCTTCGCCAGCGACCGCATGGCGAACTTCGGCAGACGGAAGTTGATCTCTTTCGCGTTCAGGTCGTAGCCGGCGCGCTGCGCGGACTGCACCATCTGCTCGCTGCGCTTGCTGGCGGGAAGCGCCCA